TATATATATATAAAATATTTATAACTTTGCATATTTACACTGTAATGTATTAAAAAGATGAACGGTTTATAGTTAAATGCCACTAAATATTGTGCCAGTCAAATATATTATCTAATATAAATCCGCGTGCCGATATTTCCGTTTTAAATACCTGACACGAAATGTACAATTGAAAGTTTATCCAATATGTGTTGTTCCATATATATAAAAATTTGATAGATGAATTTTTATTTATATTCTAATAATAGCACACCATAGAAGAAACATAGACTCAAGAATGCAACCCAATACTGCAAATACATCGACCACAGCCAAGTCCAGCACCCGAAAATCGATTCCAGTCAGGATCAACAAACATTCCCAATATTGGGCAATTGTGTGGCGTTCAATTGCCCCGGTTCGGGTTTATAAACCGAAACCGAAACCTGAACATGAATCGTGCGAATAACAAATACGGTTCCATCGCACACAACCACAACTGTTTTTTTTTATTTTATTTTTAAATGTAACCCTTACAGCGTCATATACATATTTCTTGTTTTTCTAACAAAAATCAAATATTTTATTATTTAATAAGCTAAATATGCTTACGCAAAAATAATTATAAATTATATGCTTTAGCAACACCTTGTGGTCTAAATCTCAAACGCTGTAAGGGTTAAACATATATTTTATCGATTCCATATGCACTAATACCCTCAATGTAAATTGAATAGGATATCGCGTGACTAATAATTACAATTTTAGAATGATAATTTCGTGAAACTAACATAATAGACAATCCTATAAAATAATGATGAATATGAATATTTCCACCATTTTGAATAAATAAATATCCACTAATACATATTAGCAATAATTCAGCAATAAAAAGAGCAATATTTATCAACGGATTCGCACTAATGTAAATGTAATACACTGATAATAAACAGATAATGAATAATGTAAGACACAATAACGCAATTTGAATATTCGTATGAATATAGCTAGGGTCTATGATGAATTGACTAACCCCCGGAATTCTTTCTAAAAATCTAAAAAACAATCCTATTATAAATGGTAGTGTATAATATCGAATAAAATCAATGCGTGGAATGTTTAGTAAAATATTGCGTGGTGAATGATAATAGATAATAGGTGATACTATTACATTAAACCACATATCATAATTGAATAATGGCATACTCGATACAAAGTTGATACATATTCCACCTATTAACCCATACATAACATAAAGTAAATACCAACATATTAATTTGCGATAGTATGTATTTTTAGTTATAGTCGTGTGTGTTTTTTTATTCGAAGTTCCTATTTGAGTGCTAGTTGTTATACGTTCTTTAGCCACTTTTTCTAATATGTCTTGTCGATGATTTACAATATATTCAAGTATCGATGGAACACGTTTGTATTGAGTTGGTATTATATTTCCATTTTCGTCGTATTCCGCTAATTCGATAATATAATTTTCATTCATAGTATTGATATTACATCGTTGTAATTTTTTAAATATATTATACTAAATAATATAAATATTAACGAATAGTATAATTCATTATTATGACACATATATTTCTATTCCATCGTGACTTACGAATTGTTGATAATACAGCATTGATACACCAATTCGAACAAATAAATAAAAGTGATACTGTTCTACCTATATTTATTTTTACACCCGAACAGATTGACCCAAATAAAAATAAATATTTTTCAAATAATTCCGTTCAATTTATGATAGAATCTCTCATTGAATTAGCCGATGATATTGAAAAATTGGGCGGATGTCTATTATTTTTTTATGGACATACTCTTGATGTATTGAAACACTTACATTCACTGCAAACTATTTCAACAATAGCATATAATATTGACTATACACCATACGCAACAAAACGTGATACCGACATCCGCAATTGGGCAAAACAAAATGATATTGTGTGTTATGAACGTGAAGATTATCCATTGTTTGATATCACGGAGGGACAAACATTGAAAAAAGATGGGACACCATTTAAAGTATTTACACCATTTAAAAATCATTGTTTAACCACGTGTTCTATTCGTCAAGTTGATACATTTCACACGTGGCGGTTTGATTCACAAAAATGTAAAAAATATATAGGTAGTCAGTATTATTATTCTATTGATAATATACATCGTTTATATAGTGATAATCCACTGATCAATGTTCACGGTGGGCGACGTGCTGGTTTAGCAATACTGAAAAATGCATCAAATTGGCGGTCATATGATGAAAATCGAAATAAACTAACATATAAAACAACGTTTTTAAGTGCGTATAATCATTTTTCAACAGTTAGTATTCGGGAAGTTTATAAAGCATTTCGCGACAATGATTCACTAATAAATGAATTGATATGGCGCGATTTTTATATGAATATTACGTTATCATTTCCGTATATTTTAGACGCACAGACATCACGTAAAGAAAATATGCCATACAAATTATCATATACATCGATAAAATGGAAAAATAATCCTACATATTTTAAACATTGGTGTCAAGGTCAAACTGGATTTCCGATAGTCGATGCTGCAATGACACAATTAAATACAACTGGATTTATGCATAATCGCGCAAGGATGATAGTTGCTTCCTTTTTAACAAAGGACCTTCATATAGATTGGCGATGGGGGGAACAATATTTTGCTTCAAAATTAGTAGATTATGATGCAATGTCGAATTCGGGTGGATGGCAATGGTCAGCAGGATGTGGAACTGACGCACAACCGTGGTTTCGAATATTTAATCCGTGGACACAAAGTGAGAAATTCGACCCAGAGTGTGAATATATTAAAAAATGGATACCTGCTCTTAAAACTGTTCCATCACGTGATATACATAAATGGTACGATAAAAGCAGTGAATATATTCAACGTGGTAGTATTCAATATATTCATCCGATTGTTCAACACGATATTCAACGAAAAATTACATTAGAAATGTTAGATACACCATAAAGTTTATAACATATTATATTTATAATAATTTCGGGTTGGGCCAAAAAATGAAACATCCAATAATCGATTAACACGCTCACCTAGATTATTGAATTCTATGCTATAAACAACATATAATACCATAATGACGATAAATGCTAGAATGTAGTATAAATACATTTATATACTATATTGGTATTTTTATATAAGATAGTTTTTTATCAAAAATAAATATAATATGTATTTTTGTATTTTGATAGTTTGACCATTTTTACTTCCTGAAAATATACAATTATTGTATATACTTAAAGATAAGCCATCGTATAAAGTATATACCTCATTTACATCAAATGGCTCCTCGTACTCAAACTAAAACCACACCTGCGCCTGTTGTTGCGACTCCCGCACCAGCTCCTGTTTCTGCACCCATTACTATTGATAAGGCTGCTCGCAGTGCCCCTAGTAAGAAGGCTGTTGTATCAGCACCTACTCCCGTATCTGCTAATATTGTGTCAACTCCGGTTATTGTTGATGATGCTTCTACTAACGACTCTTCTCGTGAGTCCCGTTATAAATCTGTATTGGCATCTATTGATGCCCAAGTCGCAACCCTTAAAGAGTTGCGCGCTCTTGCTGTGGCAAACTACAAGACTGATTCCGTTGAGTTGAAACTTGCTCAAAAATCAAGTGGTCGTCGTCGTCGTCAAGCTCCCACTGTGTCTGAAAATGGTGAGCCTCTGCCTAAGAAGGCGCCTTCTGGTATTACTAAGCCCACTATTGTATCTGATGCCATGTGTGCTTTCATGGGTAAGCCCCCCGGAACTTTGATTGCTCGCACCGAGGTTACTAAATTTGTGACCAGTTATATCAAAGACCATAATCTAAAGGATGAGAACGCAAAGCGTCAAATCAACCCTGACAGCAAGTTGCGTGCACTTCTCTCCCTCCCTGCTGGCGACCAATTGACCTACTTCAATCTTCAAACTTATATGAAGTCTCATTTTCCTCCCAAAGTGGTTAAGGCATAAATATGATTCGAATCTATTACAAACGAATATGATACAATACAATACAAAACAAAACAAAACAAATAACATAAAATATCATATTTTTTATGTTATTTCAAGATATAATGAAATCTGAGGCGGCGGATATTAAAGATAAATACACATTAGAAACATCATCACCTAAGGCTGATAATTATTTAACCGAAACTGAAAAATTACTTATAAAAAATGCTTCAAAAATAGCAAACAATCTTTCAGCTTCGACTTCAATGTCGAGTGATTTCATGTCTTTATCATTAACCCAAATTCTTTCAAATTGGTCGAATGCTATGCAAAATATTATGTTAGATATATCACGAAATGTATATGTTAGTCAGTATATTCGCGAATCAGATAATGCTTATGAATTTATTGTTCAATTTATAACAAAACTATGGCAAATTGTGTCAACAGATGATAGACTAATATATTTGGGTATGACACTCATTTTTATTGCTATGGTGGTATATTTTGTCAATATAACAAACTAGATTTATTCTTTCATATAATTATTAACTATGTTTTCCACAAAATTTACCGGATTTTATTTTATTTCCACAAATACCATTTTTTTTTGTTAATGCTTGACAAAATTCTACTATATTTGTGTCATTTTTAATTTCAATTGATTTCGTATCTGTGTATTTGTGAAGTTGTTCTAATGGAATATTATAATCAGTTGATATATTTTCCAGAATGATATCTAATTCTTTTTTGATAACGAATTGTAACGCCAACTTCAATTCGTCCATTATTTATACAATTTATATAATAAGATAATTTTAAGTTTATATTAAGTATTTAAAATATAATAAATGATTATAGATAAACCATAATTCATGGCAGAGTTTAGTTTCGATAATATTGCTGTTGATATTACTAATACCAATACAAATAATCAACCGTCTTTCTATGGTAATCAAACCACACAAAAAGTTAATTCACCAAAAATAGTTGATGTGGGTATAGACTTACTCGCAAATAAAAATATGAAACGTGATAATTCAATGGGTTCTATTGATGCTGTTGCATTCGATATGCCTGTCGAAGATCTTAATTTAAATGATTCTATTAATCTTAATTTATACGATATGTTGCAAAATAATAATTCAAATACAAATTCATCTATACCTCCTGCAACCAATTTTACATTTAAACAACCAAGTCCCGATAAAACATATGGTCGCAATCCAATACAAACAAATAGCACTCTTGGTGCCGATACAGCAACGGATGCCAACTTAAATGACAATCCTATGGCATTCACATTTGATAATAATATCAATAATATAAATCTGGATCCATTTGATACTTCAAAATTAAATGTCAATACAGAAGGTGACACACCATTTGATGCTAATGGTGAGCCTAAAAAAGACATAGATGATTTAGATAAAATGGATGTCGATGAATTACTGTCTGAATGCTCAACATTAAAAGAAAAACATGGCATCAATACCCCTGCACATTTTAATCGCCGCACACCTACAGATGAAATTAGAGCATTTATTCGACGTGAGCGTCGCAAACGTGAAAAAAATAATGCTGAAAAATTAGGAGCTAAAATTTTATTGACAATTATAACATCCCTCGAATTTTTGAATAATAAATTCGATCCTTTTGATTTGAAATTGGATGGTTGGTCGGAAGGAATTCACGAAAATATAGATGACTATAACGAAGTATTTGGTGAGTTATTTGAAAAATATAAAACAAGTTCCAAAATGCCACCAGAAGTTAAACTTATTATGATGGTTGGTGGTAGTGCTGCAATGGTTCATTTAACAAACACAATGTTCAAATCCAGTTTGCCTGGTATGGAAGATATGTTGAAACAAAACCCTGAAATGATGAAACAATTTGCTACAGCAGCTCAGCAACAACAAACACACCAAACGCAACAACAGCAACAGCATGTATCACAACCATCACCTATAAAATCGTCTGGAATGGATATATTGGGTTCGATGTTTTCGGGAATGAGTAAAAGTGCTGCTCAACCACCAACCCCTGCACCGGCAATGATGGGTCCAATGAGACAAAATATGAATAAACCTATGGATATGGGGACTGGATTATCTCCAATGCCACAACCGATTGCTACACCTCGTCGTGAAATGCGTGGTCCAAGTGGAGCCGGGGTCGATGATATTTTAAACGAGCTTGTCAGCAAACCCGTTGGAAACGTCAATAGTGCTATTCACTTACCAGTCAAACAAAAATCTTCCCCCTCCGGTTCACTTATTAGTTCAGGTGGAACTGGTGCAAGTGGACGGCGAACTATTAATATTAGTTTAGGAGGGGCAGCTCAAAAGAAGACGGTGTAAAAATAGTGAATCCCTGTTGAGTTTGTATATGTTCCACCCCTTGTATAAAACAATCGCATAAATCGTCCTGTTTATCAGCATTTTCTAATTGTGATATATGGCTAAAGTCATTCATACGCTTTAAAATTTCAAGAGTTATTACTTTTGACATTTTTTTACGATCTGAATATTCCTTTTTATTAAACACACTTGTATCCGTTTGTAGTCCTTTAATTTCTAATTTTCGTTTTGCTGTATAAAATTTAAGAGTTGTTATGGAGCATTGTTGAATTGATTTTTTCATTAGAAAATAACTATATAACATCATTTGAATCGATTTCATTTTGGGATTTTTCAATACGGGTTGATTTTCAAATAGAATGGTATCGATATTATCTGTTATAATATGTCCTAATTTTTCGAGTAGCGTATATAAATTCGAACCCAAATAATCGAGATCCATATCTGCCGTATCTTTTATTTTTTTTATATCTTTCAACGAAAAATGTTTCTCAGCATAATTTTTACAATGTGATGCGCAATAATAAGATTTATCATCTGTTGTGCGATTTGTCAATACAACATATGCTTTTGCCTTTTTTTTACACATGGAACACGCTGAAATTCCACTAATATCTAAAATCCCCCAGTCAATAATTTTAATACTAACACCATTAGGTCCAACGGAAGCTTGGTCAAGTGTGTCGATAAGACAATACGCCATATTAATAATTCCAATATCAAATGATAGAATACGCATAAGATATCTATATATATAGTACTTACTTAGAACTTTAAATATCAATATAGTATATAAAACAACTATGCAAAATAATATAGATAATATAAATAAATATAATAGCGATGAACCCCAATATGCCATAAATATACCTGGTACTGTCGAGCAGGAAAATGAAAGCAAATTCAACAAATTAGAAGCACATATAGAAGAATTAAAGGATACGATATCTAAATTTATGAAAAGTAATAAACTCAAATTTGAGGAATTTATGAATAAACGTAATAACACTACGCGCATTACGAATATAGAAAATAAACTGGAATTACTTGAAATTAAATTAACGCAACTTATATCTGTTTTTGAAAAAGAATCTCATCATAATGAAACCCAATTTAATCATATACAAAATGAAATAACAACTATAAAGGGTGAATGTGCACAATTGAATCAATCCGTGGGTTCATTACACGTTGCTTTTGAAAAATTAGATAAGGGTGTTATTGTATTTGATTAGTTCATAATTAACATTTCGTATAGGTATATGCTTTACCATGTGTAAAAATCAAATATTTCATTATTTAACCCTTATATTGGGTTGATTTCATAGGTTCTTTAGTAACTCCGTGAGTCGTTGCTAAAGAATAGAATTGTGCCAAATATATAAAATGCATCGGCGCTTACGACATAAACCATTTTAAAATTGTAAGATGACTCCAGGAGTCCTTAAAACATTTATATAAATAAAATAAAATGGTTCGTTAGTATATAATAAAATGGCAGAACAAGTATCACGTTTTATGAATAATATAATTGCTACTTATAAAGACATAAGCGAGTTAGCTGATAAAGCTCAGACTGCTGCTAAATAGTCGTTAACAAAGCCGATGGCAACTCACACAAAATGGGATGATAATGTTGATAACGATCGTCTAAATGATGCAAACGACGAATTAATTAAAATAAAAGAAAAATTATCATTGTTGAATAATCATATTATAACTTTAACCCTTACAGCGTTTTGACACCTCCTGGAGGTGTCCTAGTATTCCTTAAAATCAAACATTCTACTGATATTTTCTTATTTATCGTTTGTAAAATAAGAAAATATTTGATTTTTATACAAAAAACAAGAAATATGCCTGACGCTGTAAGGGTTAACTAAAAAAACTCTTGGGGTAGATGACCCGGAAGATAACGCGGTTGAGGTAGCCAAAACGGAAGATGGGAGATGACCCAGAAGCTATAATGCGGGACCTTGCGTCAGGTTTCATAGATAAAATAAATGATAAAACTAAACTCTTAAATGATTTAGTTGATATTGTTGCACAAGAAGCTAAGTATACTACCCAAGTGGAATATTTGAAGAATATAGCAGACGCAGTATTAGATTTGACGTCTAAATTTAATGATACAGTTAAAGACATTGATCCTTTATTAAAAGAATTAGTGAATGCTGTTGTTAAAGACAATAGGCACAACGGTACGGAGCTGAATGAAAAATTACTTGAATTTATAGTAGTGTGTGATCGTCGTGTTAAAGACATAGTCAGTCTTGCTGAAAACGCAACTAATGCTATTGAGGCTGTTCGTTCATTAGATAAGGCTGACGAAGAAACTATGAAGAACCTAAAGGCCACAGTAGTAGCTTTGATAACTAAGATAAGAACTAAGTATACAGACATAATTACTTTCGCAACTAAAGCTAAAACAGCTTTACATGAAACATCAAGTAATGGAGGAAGAATGATGACCAGGCGTAAACACAAAAAAAGTAATAGAACGTACAAGAAAGGATTAACAAGAAGGAGTAGAAAATAATATTTAACCCTTCGAGCGTTTTGACATAATTTTAAGACGAACGGACGGGTGCTGCGAAAGTATATAATTCATTCGCAATACACAATGCTTTAATAACTTTATGAATCGTTGCTAAAGCACCTACAACATAAAATAAGTATAATAATCAAACAAATAGAACTAATATAAAACTAATATAGACATATAGACATATAGAAATATATATATTCGTTTGGTATAATACCTATGCACATATCGATAGGAACGTTTCATAAAACAAATTTGAAAGAAATAAACGCATTGTACGAAGTGTTATTAAATAGTTTAACAAATGAAAATATAACAATTAAAACAAACCATCGAAAAGATTTTTACCAAGATTTTGTTCGATATATGTATCATAATAGTATTCGTCAAACTCGAAATGTATTATAACTCTTACGCATTCCTATATGTAAAATGTTGCTTTATTTCAAAAGGTTGAAAATATGTTTCTACAAGTTGAACGACCGTACTACAATCAAATGGCTTACAACTAAATACATCGATATAAAAATTACCATTGTGGTCGACAAAATGTCCCGTTATATTGGAAGTTTGTATCATTTGGCATAAACTATACCCGCCTTTAATTGGATCATGTGTTGCAAAGCGTTTAATCCAAGGTTCGCCATATGGAATCATATCAATATCTTTGACCAGTTGTTTTACAAAACGTCGAATATTATATCGGTCTCCTATTTTTTGTTTATCACCTTCCATACAATCAAGTGTTAGATGATATCCCCATTTGGTAGATGACATTTTACGTGGAACTTCGCCGCGAACACGACTTTTGATTCGTCCAGTCATGTGTCGTGCAACCTTTCTTGATTTATTCATGAATAATATATATTCAGTATTAACACTATAAATATTATCGATAGTATAAATATTATCGTTAATAGTTATAAAAAATTAATTTCCAATTTCTAATGGTTTTCTATTAAGGTCTGGGTTGATAGTGCTCTGGCTCCATGGTCCAACAGCAACTTGTGGATTAGGTGGCTCACTGCGAAGTTGTAAATTAGGATTACGCAAAGAAGAGCCAATTGTATTAATACCTACATGAAAACCGGCACTAAGAAAATTCTGATCACCGAGCTCACCTTGACCGTTCGGTGCGACCTTTGCCCAAGTGCTGTTAGCATCACCCGGTAATAACTCGGCAGGATTTAATTGGTCTTTAGGGAAACAATCAGTTGGAAATTGATTACCATTTAATCCAAAACTATTAGCAGGGTCTTCCATTTTGGAATCTATCATTTTATATGTTTCATTATTACCTACAGGTTCAGCAGCTTTGACGGTATAATTTGAATTTCGGGGTGCTAAAGGGTCTTCTGGCATAATATCGGGATTTGTAGATTTACGTCTTTTATTTGCATAACTTGCATAATCTTCCATCATTTCCATTGTAGATTTTTTATGTTGCGAATTTCTATTAACGATAAAAAATAAAAGTAAAAGTGCCGCACACACAATTGCAAAAGTAATGAGAGGTTGAATCATATATACAATTCTATATATACGATTCAAAGATTTTTTTGTGCCATATTTTACATTTAAACTTTTAATTAAATTTCAAATCTAAAATAAAAACCGATGACTATAATATAAAATGACCATTTCTAAAAAAAACCATAATCGTAGTCGCAGTCGCAGTCGCAGTCATAGCCGCAGCCGCAGCCGTGGTAATAACGGATATTTAAAATCTAAATTAGTTGGTGGATTCTTGCGCAGTGGAACACCACAATTCGGTGTTTATTCAGGAACAAATCCATTAACTAAATACGCACCATATGAAATTCTTACTAACGCTGCTGGACAAAAATGCCAAACAGGTGGGAGTAGAAAATCCAGATCTAAATCAAATAAAAATAAAAGACAATCTACTATTTATTATAAATATTTGTAATTTATTCCATATAATAATCTATAATCCATATGGTTCAATAAACTCTATACTATATTTACAAATAATATACTATAGATATTAATAATAGTTATTAACATAAATTATCAATATGTTCCCATGTTATACCACATTCTTTTGTTTTTCGACATAATTTTTGTCGTCCATCAACTGTATCTATACTACCTGCATTCGCGAAATTAAAAGTTCCATTCGGAACGAGGGTTCCGTCTCTTGTTGGACAGCTTCCTAAATTATGAACATTTTGACATTGACCACCACCCAAATCTGCCCAATAATCTGGACAGACGTTTAATAATGGAGGCCATACATTAAGTTTATTTTTATTTTTACGATATTCTCGATATAATTTTATTAAATAAATTAGTAAGGCAATACCCACTATAGTTAGGATAACAATAAGTAAAATCGTTGACGGACAAACTTCAGGCATTATATTAATCTATAAGTTTTTTATTTTCGTGTATTATTTATGAAATGCATTTGAGCCGTATTAAATGTATCTAAAAGAACATTGATTTCTTCGAGTGTCATTGATTTATTTATAATATTTTTATAGATAATTGGGTATGTTTCTACAAACTCGCAATATTTTCCCTTTATTTCATCACAATTATAATCTGGTTGTGCTATTAATTCAATGATTTCACCTACTTCGCGTTTAATTCGGTCGATATCCAATTTATATACATTTTTACTTGTGTCGGTCATGTCGGTCATGTCGGTCGTGTAATGATAATTGTTCCATAATTTATTGAAGACTACTATTCTTATATGGTTTATAGTATGTATAATATAATATAGTTGCACATGTGCTAATACACCATAAATAAACACAATGTTGAATGTGATAACTACTTATATAGCCCATAATAAAAAAAAAGCCTATACTAATGGATATCTGCCGATATAACAATAATGCCATGACAAAATAAAAAAGTTTAACCCATAGATTATTAATAATGATAGCCATACTAAAAACGATTGATATTTCTATTACACGATTCAGTGAAATACGCAATAAATATAATGATTCGTATAATTTATAGAAAAAAGATTTCGGTAAAACAAATAGTAAAATCGATAAAATATAATTTGGGCATAGCATTGAAAATATACTCAATAATGTAAATAATCGTGCGTGTTCATTCCATTGCGACATATAAATGTAATAAAAAAATAATGGTATAGAATATGTTATTTCAGTTATACCAATAATAGACCATACAGAGAAAAATATCATAACACGATATCGTAGACGATTTATTTGATAATTAATAAATTTCGATATTTGTCTATTATTACTATTTTTATAGATATAGAAAAATTGATGAATCGTTGAACTATGCAATAATTTATCCCAATCCTTGCTATTTAATAAACCTAATATGTATTGTTTTTTTTCATATATATCTTGTGTAGCATTATTAAATTGAAAAATATAGCTAAGATACTGATAATGCGAGCTAATATATTCATATACACATGCGACTACAAACGATTGTGCAAATTCATTTAGACGAGAAAATCCAAATCGAGTATAAAAAAGAGCGAGTTCCGTTTGTTTTATATTACTCTCTTCTATTAATATTGTTCGACATAAAAATTGTATAATATGAAACACACTAAATGTTATGTATTCCTGAATCTTTAAATGACAATTTTTATATATCCAATCAACAATTCGTTGAAAATAAGATAGATTGTAAAATAAATAAATAAATATAGGTATAGCCGAGAACGATATATTTATTTCGTGAAAAAACATAAATGATAATACTAATGATGATATCCAAACTAATCCAAAATATAAATATCGTATTTTTACGGATAGAATAAATGTATTATAATATTCAATTCTATCCTGTTTGCTAAGTTTAATATTAAATATCAATAAAAATAATAATCCATTAAAAAAACTATCTATAGCTATGATGTTTAATAAATTATTCGTATTTATATTCATAGTAGTAATATTTATCATATTCACTTTTTTTTAATATGATATAATATATTTATATTATGTCATCAATATGTCAATCATGCCAAACATTACCTGTTTCAAGTATTCAAAATTGCAAGGAAGGTATTCGTATCGAAAAAACATTAGGAAGTGGCGATTTTGGAACAACGTATTCACTTGCGACCGAAATATATCCGGGTTCATCAAGTAAATCAGCAATGAGTGCTGTAAAACCTGATGGTCGACTTGTATTGAAAAAAATCAAATTGATGGGTATCAAACAACCTACAATTGTTGATTATGAACGCGAAATTTGCGTTCAACGTGGATTAGGTTCATCTGGTATTTCACCAAAAATTCACGATTGCTGGATTTGCCCAAATATGAAAGAAAACCAACTATATGGTTATATTATTATGGATCGTATGACCGATATGTGGGAATCTAAATATGGCACGAAATTATCAACCAAAGAACATCAAACACAGTTAATATGTGCAGTTATACGTATGGTACAATTAGGTTATCTTCATCAAGATTTACACATAGGAAATATAGGATTTATGGGTGATAATGTTGTTATATTCGATTTTGGGTTATCTATTCCTATAGCGAATTGTGATACAGAGACACATATGTCTTTATGTGTTGCCAGTCAATTATTCATTATATATGAACAGTATTCAATAACAAATAAAAATGGAACTACCAAAAATAGAAATTATATACGCGATGTATCTCATTATATTTTGAACCATCCTGAAATTACATTACCTGAGCTATTTGAATTATGTAATTCGTCAAGTATTGATACTATACCAGTCGCTAAAAAAATAAAAAAAACAAAATCAGTATTACTAACGAGTCAAATACAATATATGAATGATACATTACAATTGATTCGTGTATCACGTAAAGGATATATCATGGATATGGTTAGATTAATGAACGCTTTATATCTATATATAGAACCATTTCATACAATTGATAATGATATGGACGATACATCGTATTCATCTACTATATTTCCAGGTATGATATATGACGCTATTTATGAAAGTCGATTAGGACATTTTCGTGATATTGTACAAGATACAACTACATGGATGAATATTAAAACCGGTTCTCGTTCTTCTAAATCTAAATCTGGTTCTCGCTCTCGCTCTCGCTCTCGTTCATCTAAATCTAGCTCATATCGTTCTGCTAAATCATTGAGGTCAGGTGGATACAAATCATATAACCTCAAACGTAAATCTTACAGAAAAAAATAGATTAATAAATGAATTACAATATCAATATAATTCATTTATTATGAAACAACATTTATACAATTATCTAATGTATTTTGCTTATTGATTATTGGTTTTGAACGCTGAAGTGTTATATCGCGTTCTTTACGATATGCACCATCGTAACCCTTTGTATTATTAACCACCGCATATGTATTTTTTTTATAATAAATGATATTACTTTCTTCTTGAGTTGGAATAATAGATATAACAGGTGGCATAATTATATTATATTTTTTATTACTACTATTAAAACTATTACGATATTCATCTATTGTTAAATGACCACCGAAAATTTTAAGACATAGCCGACTTGAAGCAATCTTGACCTGATATGTCGGGTCATCATATATTTGTTTATACATTAAGTTCAATAGGTTAAAGTTTTCATTTGCGTTTTCAACACATATTGAATCCGTAAAATTAAATGCTGCTGCACATTCTGGATAACAAAAACAACCAAATACATGAAAGATACCATTTTGATATTTAAAAGGTAATGCTGCCGGTCGATGGTCAAATGTATGGCAACAATTCAAACATTGTATATTTGTTTTATCAGGCCATATTTTTTTTTTATTACATTCATAAAATTGTGACATTGTATATTCAGTTGGTTTGCGAATACCTGCATTTTTAGATTTAGAAATATCAAAATCTGTCTTGCGACTTTCAATTAAATGTTCAAGTCTAGTATCAAAATCATCACTTTGAACAACAGATTGTGGTTCATTCCCTGTTTCAAAACTACTAAACCATGTACTATTGTGTTCATAATTCGATTCATTCACAATAACTTGTGCAGAGTCGTTTATAATACTTTCGATATTTTCATTACTGATGGGCAAATGAACAATAATATTATCAGGAATTAAACAATCAAGTGGTTGCTTTATATTATTGTCTAACTTATTCACCACTATAGCACTATTTTCATTTTTTTTCTGTTGATTTGGTTTTATAATAGATGATTGTTCAAAAACAGAGTCTTTTTGCTTTGGTTTTCTACCCCTTTTTTTATGTACAATAACAGCGCATCCAGCATCTAATAGTTGTAGGGGTGTTTGTGCTTGTTGTGTTTGTTGTGGTTCTGTGGGAATCGTGCCTTTTGGTTTTCTTCCTCGTTTTTTAGCAATGGATATTTCAGGATTTTGCATAGAACTATTTCTATCTATTAACAATTAGGAGATATCTTTAAATGTTTTATGATTACGTCATTATTCGTGTTGGGAAACATGTTTAATACAATCAATCCATGTTTTTAATGTATTATTATCCATATAGTTTATTTGTTCAATTGGATTATTCTGTATGAATATAATTCCATTTGTTTTACACGTAACACAAGGATGTATATTATATGTCATTAGTATCCAATATATAAACACTTGTCGTTGTAATTCATTCGATAATACCAACTCAAACATATAATCAATAAGTTGATTAAATAAATAATGATTAAAATCAGCTGTTCCATACATGATATCAAGTTCCAATACTTGACACGTACGCTTTTTATTTTCAATATTGATATCATTATGTAATCGACGGAACCATTCAATAATTGAACAACGATTCATTAAACTAAGTCGCAATGGTCGCAAGTTCATCGATAATTTATAATGTGCAGCACAATAGATACATGGTATAATACGTTGTATAATATTAAAATAATTCAAATAATATTGTTGTTCATATATTGATGGTATTTCTGGATAATTGTAAGTTAGTTTGTGTAACAAATACCATAGACGCGGGCCCCAATACGCTTTGACATGATTTAATCTTTTATTTTTAATAATCATGTACGGACATATAATATATTGAATATAACAAAATTAGATTTTACGTATTTATAAAAATTATAATATAATATAATACTATAATATGAAATTATTGCAAAAATATAAAATTTATATTTATGTGGGAATAGTATTGTGTGGGTTGATTATAATTTCATTTTTAGTATATCACCAGCGCAAAAAAGTAGAAAATTTTGATGCTGAAGTTAAGGAATACCATCATACTGATACGACATCGTCTCCTGCTGATAAAACAGAAATGTTGAAACTTGCGAAACTCGCCGATAAACAAGATAAAGATTCAGAATTTGATAAAAATATTGATGAAACAACGTTAAAATAATAATCTATTAAATATTTACAAAATTAAAAATATAAATATTTCATAAACTATTCAAAATTAAATAATGATACACCCAGACCGATACCAAGACCTAATATGATATTGTTGAAAATATATGTATCAACTGCCCCTAAAATAGTTAATAACATTGTAGACAATAAAATGAAAAGCAACATATCAAGAGGTGTAATATCTGTTCCACTCTTAAAATAATTCAATTTTAAGAAATAAATACCAATAACCACACTTAGCAATATTAGAGATTTTAATAGACATTTCGCAAATCCGGCCAGTTTATCAGTAGAACTATCTTCGTCATTGCGACTGCACTTTGATTCACTCATATAATATATAAAATACATTGATTTTATTTTCCAAGATTATCAATAAACACTTAAAAAATTGAAAAGAACATAAAGTTATGTGGATATCACAAAATAGTACCATTATAAATGGAATTACCTAAATCAGTTTCACCGTTAGATATAACATATAATGCCGAAAATATACACACAGTATTGGCCCAAAAAGGATTGTGTGGTTTAGATAATCTAGGAAATACATGCTATTTGAATTCGATAGTTCAATGTTTGGCACACACTGATTGGTTGCGCAATTTTATTCTTCTAGGAAATCACGAACCTATTATTCACAAAGACAAAGTTCAATTTATAATGATAAATGAATTGACAAAAGTATTTAGAGGAATTTGGTATGAAAATGCTGTTGTAACACCGAAAAGCTTTTTCCATTATTTTCAGGTATTATCTGCAAAATGTGGTTCAGGACAGTTCAGTGGATACAATCAAAATGATAGTGCTGAAGCGTTAATATTTATATTGGACTTATTGCATGAATCGATTTCAGGTTCTATGCCTCAATCGATGCTTGATAACGTGTCTGATTCGGCACCTATTCAACAATGGTCCACAATGTATAAACAATCATTCAGCACTATTATTGATAATATATACGGCCAATCCCACATTAAAATAACATGTGCAAATTGCGGGCATATTAGTTCTAACTATGACCCTTATGCGTTGATACATTTACCCGTTCCAGTATCACATGAACCTATTGATTTACAACAATGTATTACAAGGTTATCGACAAAGGAGCAACTTGATTCGGAAAATCAATATAAATGTTCTAATTGTGACCAATATACCAACGCATTACGGGAAGAGACAATTTTAAAAACAAGTAATACACTTATACTCAATCTAAAACGTTTTACAAAAACAGGTGAAAAAATAAACACACCCGTATCATATCCATTGACAAATTTTACTATATGCGACAAAACATATTCACTATATGCTGTGAACAACCATACTGGTAGTTTAAATGGTGGTCATTATTTTAGTTATGTTCTTCAAAATGGAATATGGTATGAATTTAATGATCGATATGTTCGACTTGCAAATCAGGAAAACATTGTATCCCCCAATGCATATATACTGTTCTATAAAATGAATTAGCTTAAAGATAAACGGACTAATATAAACATATATTTATTAGAATGACCGCACGCGTTATAGATAAAAAGCAGGATTTACTATTAAATTCAATTAGTAGTTTTTATTTACAGGAATCAGTCCATATTGAAAAACTCATACAGATATTAAATGGTGATTACGCCAGCTTACGTCTCATCGATTGGTTT